CGCACGGAGGATTACCCCCAAGTCTAATTATGCAGGCAGAATCGTTCACCCTGGACGGCTTTGCCGTCGGGTCTCGCCTGCGTCTCCTCTCCGGCTTCGCCGCGCCGGTCGCTCATCCCTGGGTTATATCTCAAGCTCTGGAACATCATCAAGAGAGTCTTCTACCTGAAGACAGACCCTCCCAAACAGTTTGAAATGCCTCATTGATCTGCCTTCCATGGCTCTCCTTCTGTATGCCCTGCTTCCAGGCGACACAACCTCCTTCCCCTCCCTGGTGCCAATCACCAACAGGCCATCTCGGGTGAATAGTCTCCCCGTTATTAAACTCAGTCTTTTTTCTATCTCAGGCTTCATTTCCATGATGAAGTCTTCTATGTCCCTTTTACAACCTGTAGCTGATACAGACATGTCACTCAGCACATCGGTGAGATCAGGACATTCGCTGAAGAGTTTAGCTATGTTATTGTCTGTCATTTGTATACCATACACTTCACATATAGTTCTAACCCTTCTTTCCATAGTCTCAATGTAGTCACCACAAAGGTCCCAGCCCAACATGGCTGATGCTCTCAGACAATTCTGCACATAAGATCTAAAGAATTTCATCTCATACACTGTTTTGACACCAAGCGGCTCACCTTCGCGACATCCAGTTATGTCATCACATTTACCGTAAAAAAATTCTCTTTTCTGTTCTTTTGTCATGATGCTTGATGTGATTTGACACAAAGTACCACTACAGAGTTTAAGTCTCATGCTTGCTTGAATGTCATCTGATTGTGTGATTGAGTTGTTAACCTTAACTTTGCAATTGAGTGGTCTGTCTAAAATCCTCCTGAATTCACTGTGGAGCCTTTCTGGCATTCTAAGTAGTGTAGATTCACTAAATAACTTTCCTTCATCTTCTTTAGTTAAAAGCCCAAAATAAAGTGGAGTGATTGTGATCTTGCTAAGCTCGGAGTCAACAATTTTCTCATGTACTTTAACTCGTCCTTTCGAACTTGGCAGTTCCCATAAAACCCTTCTAATGTGTTCTCTATTTTTTCCCCAAACATCAGCATCTATCATCTTGACCGGTTCATTATTGAATGTCATGATGTCTCTTAGTGACACACTAGAGTCTCTAGTTTTGATCATCATCCTACACATTTTAACAAGTGCGCTTGGATTGTCGTATGACATCAGACTTTGCATGAATTCATGTTCAGTTCTTCCAAGGTACATGCTTATACACATACACACTTTGTCAATGAGTTCAGGTGTGACATCAACTCCTGGTGTACAAACACTGATCACTGATAAGAAACTTTCAACCATCATTTCTGTTGTGCTTGGTGAAATACTATTCACTGTCAGACAAGGCAATCTTGAAATAGGTGTCATATAAGATCTTCTGATCATTCCTTCAACTGTCCCATCATCAGATCTTCTTAAACAGCATTCACCAGAGCTTCTAACTTCACAAATCTCACCAATGTGAAACATTATTTCCAGTCGAGCCTTCTTTTCCTCAGTTCTTTTATATTTTCTATTCAATTTGACTCCGCAGTCAGACAACACCTCCATTGCTTCAATGCCTCCATCCTCTTTAAGACAGTCAATTACCTCAGGAATGAAATTGTCTGCCCAGTTTGGGTCTCTACTAAAATGTGAGTAATGACCTTGTTCAATGCCAATGGTGTTACAAGAATCAAATGTTTCAGCACTAAGTTGCCTGATGGCCCAAGGGGTGCTCAGCATCATGTTGAGCACCTTATCAACTATATATCCTGTCGGTATGCCCTCTCTAAGTGAGTCTTTCAAGCTCTTAAGCTCATCCTTCCCTTTATAAAACTTTCCTCTTGTCTGATAAATCAGTGTCAGCAAGCTCTGCATTAGATTTTCCTGGCATCCTGATATGTTATCAGCCATTGACAATATGAGTGATCTCCTTAAGGACCTTAGATTGTGAGATGCTCCTTTACCATCTAGATATTTCTGTATCTTTCTAAGCTTTGGGTCTTTAACTGCTCTTGCCTTTTCCATCTCTCCTTTTAAGTGATGTAGCATTTCTCTGTCAGCACCTCTTCCATAAGGCCTTATGGGGCTGTAGTTTTCTAGTGTGGCTTCTGGGAGACATGTTTGTCCCCTTTTAGCATTTACTAAAATGCTGGACACAGAATCAATCAGAGACTGAATTTTAATTTTCCCTTGAGACAGCAATGTACATCCTGTGTCAAGTTCCATAAACGCTTCATTCCCAAGTCCCATTCTTTTGAAAATTTCTTTCAAGACAATTGACTCATGATTTAATATCATCATCTCGTCTGGAGTGGGGAGACATATTAGACCACAATGTTGATCCAATGTAATATTCAGATTCACTTCAGGAGTAATAAATCTGATAAGCTTGAAAAATACAGATTGAACCAGCCTGCATTCTTCAACTGATGCTCCTTGATTGAAGGCATTAACAGACAAACTTAAAGATGTGTTACTAAGCTGCTCCACATTACTCATGTTGAGTCCATGTAGAACACAAGATGTGAACTTGAAAACTGCCGGAACCTCTGTATCTCTTTTGACAAATCTGCTTTTGAACTCAGCCATTTTGCTGTCACAAGTGCTTTTAGGACTTATTTTTTTGTTCATGAGTTCAGAGAACAAGGAGTGATAATGTATGAATGTTTTCTTCCAATAAAGATGTGGATTAGAACACTGAGCAAATAAACAACTGTCATCTGATGTGTTCATGGATTTCACAGTGATGCTATGCATCTCGAGTCCAAGTTTTTCTTCTGTTTTCCTGCAGGACTTTTCACAGATGAATTCCTCAGTCATACAACCTAGCAGGTCTGAATGGTTGTGAAGAATGCCCTGTCCCATGTCAAAAACACTATTTATCCATGGCTCTCCTTGCATCAGTCTACTTTTAATGTGTTCTTCATGAGGCTTAAGAGGCTGTCCAAGGATGACTTTTTTCATCACTGCCTCTGAACAACTGAAGGGAATCTCAACCCTCTTCATCATGTGCCGTTTCAAATCATCTACATGAATTCCCATCTGTTCTCCTGCAAGTTCCATAATTAGATAAATGAAGGCATCAACACACTGTGTTGGTCCCCATTTAGAGTGGTCCAGGGTCATACAGAGGATGGATTGAGACCTGCACTGAGTTAAAGAGGTTTTAAGTAAATCTCTAAAAGAGTCTTCTCTCTCAGGATTGTTAAGACATGAGCTGCTGAATAATGGTGTGAGACCCCTACACACTTCTTCCAACCTGCGGGTGATGAGCTTTGTGTTCAAATCTCCTATAAATAGTTCCCTTGGGCCTCCGATCTGTTCCTTGTTTGCAATTGAAAAATACAGATTGAAATCAGGAGAAGCTTCCCTACATGCAAGAATGTGTGGATCTTCAATCTCTGAGTCTATAACACTCTTGAGAGCTGCAGAAGTGGTTGTTCTACTTGAATATCTTGTTCTTCTCCCAATCCTTCTAAGCTCATCCTCAACTCTTTGGATTGCTTCCTTCTTTTTCCCACCAGGTTTCTTCCTTTTGCGACACATCTTAAGGAGCAAGAGCCCAGCCGTGGTCAAATGATCTCCTTCTTTAAGTGAGTCATGACACAGTTTAAAGACTGCAGCTTGTAAACCTACTCTTCTTTTTGTCACATTTAGATCCTCATCATAAAATATTTTACACACATGAGAAAGAATTTCATCAATTTCCATACTTTCTAGTATGGCAGCAACTGATTGTTTGCAAGATTCCATGAATTCCGAATTTTCAGCATGAGATGCTATGGATATGAGGCTGTCTTTACCACACTCTCTTCCAATTTGACAAGAAAAACATTCACAACCTTCTTTGGGAGAATATACATCACAAGTGGGATCTCCCTGAAGTGTTGGTGTTGCTCCAGTTATACATTCTCCTTTAATCTTTTTGAGATTTAATTTACTATTTATGAGATATTTCAATTTTTCGTCTACTTTTCCACCGATTGGTGCACGAACCACTGTGCTCTTTGGATTTGCCACAAGGCTCAATGTGGGCTCCGGGAGTCTGGTTAGGGCACTTTTAACAGCGATCTTATGCCTCGCAGTAATCCACTCTAGAAATTCAGTAAAAAGAGATCTAGAATACAATGGAAGATTATCACCAAACATTTCATTTTGGATTTCCTGTTCTAGCTTCCCACTGAGAAGTCTTCCTGACATGCTTGGATCATACTTCATCTTGGGTGCCAAGAACTTCTCGAAGCATTTCATGAGTGAGATTCCCTCAGAAGAGTCTCGTTTAGTGATCAGATGACACAGATAAATTTCCAGTAAAGAAAACTCCATATTTTCTTCCATCTCCTCGTCATTTAAGAAGGAATGGTATCTTCCTGCAGGCAAATCCGCATTTTTAATCATCCATTTTTTAATTAGACTTGCAACTTCCCACTCAATTCGATTCTTAACAGTACAACTCAATTTGTCAACTAACTTGTCTCTGTGAAACTCAGATTTACACGCCATCCAGAAATATCTCATATTCTGTAGCATTTCCTGACACCCTTTGGACTGATGCTCATAAATTCTAGAAACAATGCAGAGTGCTCTTTCATTTAATTTCACACCCGAGCAACTTGCCCTCACTTCACACATGAGAAGTGCCTCTGTAAAGTTGATTAGAGGGAACAGTCTTTCAGGATGGCATTTGAATTTCTCCCAGGTGCCACTCACCCAGAAGGTCCGACTCTTAGAGCTTTTACTCCTGCTCACAATCATCATAGAATCACTGCTTTGATAAAAAGCAATAGCACCTGGTGTACGATATGTTGGAGTGCAAAGACGAACACCCATCCTTGCAACGGTCTGCTTTAAAGGTATTGATTGATGATGTTGTTCCTTGAGTTCTTTCAATCTCTTGATGGCTTCTTCTTCAAAAGGGTTCATGGTTAAACAGTATTTAAAGAATTCATCAGTTGAGTCATCCTGGCATGGATGCACAGTTTCAGGTAAGGGTCTCATTTCAATAATATCAAGTCCTGTTATGATTTTGTTTTCGGGTTTCGGCACCATATTATTAATCACTTCTTCTTTAACTCTATTCACACGATCACTTCTGTCTGAATTGAGCTTTTCAAGTAAATTTTGTAGAGAACTGATGCATACAGGATCATATGCGGGAACAGGAATTGATCCCCATTTTTTAAGAAGTTTCTTAGCTCTTGTTGGTGGCTCTGACACCATGCCTCTTCTAAGCTTTCTGTTGGTGTGAATTGAGTCATTCGAACCTGGAAGAAGTGGTAGTTCATTGTCTTCCCAAAGTAGTTGACTATATCTCTTCCACACCACTTCATCTCGCATGTCCATAGACGGCCTGTGTTTTTCTAAGATCTTTCTCATCTGAGTGAAGAGAAGACAAACTGGATCTGCTGAGGGTATTGGAATTTTTTCATGGAGAGAATTTAGCTTTTTCTTGCATTCTTCAACTGAGCTTATTCTGTAGGCATTCAAAGAAGAGGCAAGATCAGATCGATGTTTCCATCCAGTCTTATAATTTCCATAGAGCTCATAGTTATCTAATGGGCCAATTTCATTTGAGCATCCTGCTTTATTCATGAATTCTTTGTATCTCTCATCATAAGATTTTCCACTTTCCTGAAGAACTAAATTTGGCACATCAAGTAGTCTGACACCATCATTTGTAGCTGCAATTAGGCTGTCATAACTTGACCAGAAATTGCATTTCCTGCATATGTTTCGACATTTATCTTGTATTTCAGACACACTTTTAAGATACTCGAATTCGCTGGTTGTTAGGAAAGCTTCGCATTCATTGATTGAATTCATTGTTTCAACTCTCAATGTGAATTTGTCACTCGGTAGTCTGATCCATTTTATCTTGTCATCCCTCTCTTTAATGTATTTCATTCTGGCAAATCCAAACTCATAGAGAGTGACTTTACCATCTTCTATAACGTAAGAATCTGGTGTCAGCCTTTTCTCATCCCCTTTTAGATCATGGCCTATTTTTTTGAATATGTCACCTGCATTGAGTTTTCCTTCTTCTGGAGTGTAGGGACACAAGTTTTTCTGACAAAGAGCATTCTCAACCATGCAACCGATGATCCTTGAGCATTTTTCTAAAGATGCTACCACACCCAATTCTTCTTCAGTTCTTAGCTGACTGGGAAGCCATATGGGACCTTCTCTTATCACCATGTTTAATTTGTCTCTGGGAGGACTGATTTTTTCTCCTAGTTCTTTCAGCAACATAGATGGATGCTTGATGATGAGTCTGCATTCTTTGCACTCATGGTTTAAGTCATGAAGTCTTCCTCTTCCAAGCACCCAGTTCTTGGCACTGTTGATCAAAGGACAGTTCCCTGAATAAGTTCTAATCTGCCTTATAGGTTTGCTCCAGTCCATTTTCGGGGGTTACCTACAGTGCG